GGACGATTGGCAACGCCAACCTTGACCTCCTGCCAGTCCGAACTTAATTCTATGCGAAAAAAAAGAGGCTCCGAAGAGCCTCTTTAAAACGTCTGATTAACTCAGATCTAGTTTTTGATATTACATCAAGTTTGCAACTTTAACAAGACGGTAATATTTGTTGCCATCTCCAGTACCAAGACGGGCAGCAATACCGTTGCCGTCGTTAGTAGCGAAAGGATTAGCGACCATGCCGTAGCGAGTCTTGAATCCGATCTTAGGCTGGAAAGTCTGCTCACCGACCGCACGAACCATTTGTAATGGCACATATGGGCAGTAGAACAAACCAGCATCGAAGGAGCTAGTGCCCTTGTAGCCGATGGTGTAGTAGTTGTTAGCAGCGTCAGAGAAGTATGGATCAATATACACTTTGATGCGACCGTTCAGAACACCAGCAAAAGTGTTACCGGTATCGTCTACTTGGAGGTTATTGCTAAGAGCAGGAGTATAATCAAGAACACCAGCCATCTGAAGTGCAGAAGCAACGTCAGAAGAAGTGATCATAACATTACCCTTACCGCGACGAGTTGCTTTACCAATTTCGTTGGCATCGCGCTCGATTTGGAACATAAGACCTTTGAACTTCTCAACAGACCAACGACCGTTAGAGTCGGTGTCCAGATCGAAAGTACCAGAAGTAGTTACATTCTTAGTAGCACCAGCAACAGCAGAGTAGTTGATTGTACGAACTACTTCACGGTTGATTTCAGAAAGGATTTCTGAAGACAGGATGTTGCTCAACTCAGTCTCAGCGTCCAGACCGTGGATTGCTTTCAGGTCTTGAGCCAGTTCCATAGTGTACTCAGCTTTCAGAGCACGACTAACAGCAGTTACAGCAACTTTCTCAATGCTGAATGCCATTTCGTTGAAGTGATCGCCAGCAGCTCCGCCCATTGCTTCGGCTTGTGCAGTTGACATACCAGTATGAACGTTATAGCCACCACCAGTTACGGAAGCAGAACGATCGCTTGGATCAGTACCAGTTTGAGCAGCGCCAGTAGTTGCGTTAGCAGCTAACTGAGATGCAGTGTTGGCAGGGTGGCTGCGTGAGAAAGAAGCATCAGCTTCATCAAACATAGCTTCTGTGCCAGCTTGGCCAGTGTAACGTGAACGCATAGCAAAGATCAGACCAGTTGGTCCAGTCATAGGCTGTACACCACAGATATCATAGGCGATAAGGTTAGGCATTGAACGTCGAACAAGGCTGATCAGTACTGGATCAAAATTGTCTACGCCGCCAGCTACGTTTGTAGGAGCAGCTTCACCCAACAGAGTTGGAGCGAAAGCGCCACCACTTTGAGCGCCTTGCTCACGTGCTGAACGTTCTTGGTTTTCTAACAGTGTAGCGACAGTTGAACGCTTGTGGGCATCGCTGATCTGTGGCAGATCGGCATGCTCTAAAACGGGTTGCCACTTCTTTTGTAGTTCGTCAGTTTGAAACATTTAGGTTCTCCTTTCTAAAGACCTTTTTACTTACAGTTTATTTATAATAATTACTTTTTAATGCTTTTTGAAATGGCATTCAAGTATGCCGCCATACCAGGATCAGTAGGCAACGCCTCTTCAGTCAACTCAAGAGGTTCGTCATCGATAATTACTTCTTCAGAAATAACTTCTTCTTTCGGAAAGTAATTCTCTTTGAGTGTATCCAGCTTAGAAGCAAAAGAAGCTTCATCTTCGAACTCAACGCCCTCAGACAAAGAACTCAACTTAACAGCTTGAGACTCGGTGATGTCTCCACAAGCGCCAGTCAGAACCGCAGCGCGCTTTGATTCGACCAATTCTTTGCGAAGTTCGATGTTTCTTTCCATCTCTTCATTAATTGAAGATTCGAGTTCTTCAACCTTAGACGCCAATTCGTCAACTAGGTCAACTTTCTCTTCTGGAATGTCAATGTAGTTTTCAGTAAACAAACTGCGCAGGCCAGACATAAAGTTCTCAACAATCTCAGAACGGATTCCTTGCTCTACTGCTAGCTCATTCTCTTTCATCCACTCTTCAGCAACATACTCAAGATAAGAGTCTACTTGCGTGGATAACTGCTCGACGATTTGTACTTTCTCAGATTCAAGTTCGGATTCAAAGTCAATAGTTACAGACTCCAAAACTTCATTGACTTTAGATACAACTGCAGCTTCAAAAATTGTAGTGGCTTTACCAACGAAGTCTTCAGAAAGATCTGCACTTCCAAACATAGCTTCTACGTCTTCAGCGATTGAAATATCTTCAGCGCTAATTTGGCGAATTTCTTTGATTGAATGCGTAGCTTCCTCAGCAACTTCTTCAGCTTCATACCCTTCAACTTTCATAGCGGCCATAACTGAACCGTATGACGCAGCCAGCTCTGTTTTAGACTTACCCTTTACAGCGTCCATCATAGCATTAATCATGCCAACTTTGGTCTTAGGCAAACTAGTTTGTGCCGGTGCTGATTTCTTAACTGTCGCAGCAACTTCAGCAGCGGCAGCTTCACCGTCAACTTCTTTTTCTGCTTTTTCTTCTTCGAGGGGCGCATCGATCATTACTTCTTCGACGGTATCCTCTAGCTTCTTCTCAGACATGAATTTCTCCTTATATTTGGTGTTATACAGTCTATTTATAAAATTTATAATCTAGAGATAAAATCTTCAAAAACTTTCAACTTAGCTTCTTCAAGCTCTTTTGATGTGGATTTTTCGATTATATTCTCGTATCTAGCAATGGTTGCTTCGCGGATAATGCCGTTCTCCCAGACCCATTCCTTGCCTTCCATGATCCCTTGAACAAATGCGTCAGGAGCAGAAGGATCCGCAACAATATCAGCAGCTGTAGCTAGGTAGAAATCGCTTTGAACTTCAGCAACGCCCTTTCCATTTTGTTTTACAGAACCCATACCTCGTGAGGATACGCCCAATTGAGCGCCTTCATCCATCAGAGATTTGACAATAGCACCATAAGGTGTTTCTGTCATAATCTTAGCACGGCCCATAAAGTTTGAACCGTCTCGCTTCAACTCGGTGATCATGTGTGAAACACGCTCAAGGTTGATACTCGGCCCTTGGGGATGTCCCAACTCACCATATGCTCGGTTCTTATTGACATATTCTTTAATATATCTATTTATCTCTTTGTCCAAAACCTCTGCTGGGTAAACTCGACCATTGCGATTTTTAATATCGCCCTGTAAGAATACGCCTTCGATGAAATACGACTTCTTGCCGCCTTCTTCTTTGGCTTCTGTGATATAATTAATATCTTCGTTTACTTCGCATATCAGTTTCATTTGAATTCCTTAGATTCCAGACAGGGCTATTGGAGTCGCATAAAAGGTAGTAGCACCTCTAATCCCTTGACCCGCACCCAGAGTTATAGCTATTTGCCCCTTTGCCGCAACATAAACACTGCCAACATCACCGTCATCAGCAGCGTTCCTGATTGTTACGAGCAATACAGCATCAGCCGTGTTGCCGATATGGACAGCTGCAGCTGTAGTCAGTTTAGTTGTGGCAGTAGCAAGCTGCACAGCAGCGCCCAATACTTTCATTATTTGCCACCAAACGCGACGTCAAGAAGCTGGAACATTCCCTCAGGGGATTTCTCCAACATCTTTTCTGCTTTAGATTGATTTGCTGGGTTTAACTTATCAAGCATATTCACTAAGGCTGATGCAGTGGTCATGTCAATCTCTTCAGATTTACCATTTCCGAACTTAACAGGCTTGGCAGACTTTTTAGAAACGATAGCTCTTAGCTGATCAACAACCTTGCCTTCGACTAGCGCGCTTTCTTCAAGGTCAGATTCTTCGTCTTCGTCATCTTCTTCGTCCTCTTCCTCTTCGTCCTCTTCTTCATAAAGATCATCCGCCATTTCTTTGCCGTATTTCTTAATGAAGTCTTTCTTAGACATAGTTTCCGAATCATCGACCATTTGATCCTTAACTTTGCCTTCTCCTAGTTGTACTAAGAATTTGCCGCCAGCGTCTTTCACAGCCTTACCTTTATGCTTTTTTGCGAGCTTAGTCGCCGCCGATTGGTCAAAGAGACCAGCATCAGCGTAGCCATCATCAGACTCACCAGTACCTTTTTGGTTGAGGTACTTCCCTTCGGTGATCTCGGCACGGTCGCCGTTGAATTGGTGATCGCCTGCTACAGGATGCTTGGTTGTCTCAATGCTGTGCTTAGCTTTGAAGTCCTTTTCTCCACCGGCGCGTGGTTCCAGCTTATCGCCTTCTACCTTGCTATCCTGTGGCCGAGAGCCTGAAGCTGCTTCTTCGGTTACATAAGCTTTGAATCTTTTGATAGCCATTTCGCTATTCCTCTGCTGTCTCTTGAGTTCCCATGAAGTTATTTTGAACTTCATACTTTTTAATTTGTATGGCGTCTTCAATTTTGCTCATCATAATATCACCAATTGCTGTTTTAAATCCATTCACGTTGCCGTCGGCTGCCATATTAACAGCATCTACAGTAGTATATATAGTTTCTTCAGTCATGTCGTTCTCCATTGTCTTGTACAATATTTATAATTATTGTATAATCGCTTTATTCGAAACTGTCGTCTTCTTCGCCAGTATCTTCATCTTCAATTTCTTTATCTATTTCTTTGACTTCTTCGTCTGTTTGTAGCAGCACGTTTTTACGGATCCATGCTTCAGAGAAATACTTTCCAGCAAACTGATCAACGTCTTGTAGTAATGACAGCCTTTCGCGAAGAATTTCAGAGCTTTTCAGCTCGGCGAAGTGGTTATCTTCAATAAAGTCAAATTTCACATTCTGCTTCATATCAAGCCATTCGGCTCTAGAGATAACGCCCTTCAATAACAGTTGCTTCTCGAGAAGAACTAAAAATAGTTCAGAGAATCGATTTCTCAATCGTGCTACAAATTTTGAGAACTTCAACTCGTCGCGAGTAATCTCAGATGAACGTCCGAGGTTGAATTGCCCGTCAGATTCTAATCGAGAAACTGGAACATTCAAAGACTCGTACATCTTTCTCCGGAAGTACTGAACATCATCCATCTCGCCGAGGTTTTGGCCTCCTGGCAGAGTTGTAATCTCAGTTCCACTACTACCTTCCCTGCGCGGCAGCCAATAATCTTCCAGCATGGTTAGGTGCTTTCGTGAATCGTTGACCGCGCCGGTGTTGGCGTCATACACCAACTTATTCTTATGTTTGACCATCATGTCGCGCAAGTATTGCTCGGCTTTCGCTTTAGGCAAGTTACCCACGTCTATATAAAAGATCCTTCGCTCCGGCGCTCGAGCAAGTCGATAGATGACAGTCGCATCTTCAAGCATACGCAGCTGATTCAAAGGCTTGACTGCTTTGTCAAGGTGTCCAAGAATCATTTTATTTGTTTCGTCTAGCACACCACTGTGGATATAGGCTATAGAGTCTGTTGATATTTTAACGCCGGACTGACCAGCTTGAACACCTTTTGGCGAATATACGAAAAATTCAACAAATTTCTTAGAGGTCACTTCGCGCGAACCCGCAACAATCGCTTGTTCTCTTTTTTCCACTCGCATTTTTTTTATTGTGCGGGGATCAATGTATCGCAACTCTTGAATACCTGATTTAGTATTCGCGGTGTCGATCATAATATGGTAGTACATTCGACCGTCAACATACCAATTTTTGAATATGTCATACCCTCGATTGTCAAACTTCAAAAGTGATAAAACCGCATCAAACTCTTCAATCACTCTTTTCTTTATACTGTTTGGAAGTTCTACATCATCTAGAACAACTTTGACAGAACCCTCATTATCGTCAAACACAATGGCCTCGTTACATATATCGTCGATAGCCTTGTCGCACTCGCTTTGACGGGACATCTCTCGATACTTAGTGATGAGAGCAGATTCGTTCTTTGACGAACCGTCGAGGTCTACTGTTGTGCCAAATGCGCCACCCTCGTTTACATCGAGAGCACCGTCTAAATTAGTTGGAGGCGCGAATGACTGTACCGATACCGGTAGTTCGTCTTCTTTGCGTCCTATTTGAAATCCGAAAAGTTCAATTGCCATTGTGGTTTATCCTTAATAATAATTGGGGCGGCATAGTATTTATGCGCGCCCCATGTTCACCTTTTAGGATTAGATCCCGCCAGCAGTGCCAGTAGTTCCGCCAGTCACTTCCCAATAATCGTACTGGAATGTAACGCCGAACTCTTGGATAGCTTCACTATCCCAAGCCAAATCAATCGCGGCAATCTCAGTTGGGTAAATGCCAACAAAGTTGTATACGCGAAGGATTGATCCGTCTTTGCCGAACTGTGTAACTTGAGCGTTAGACTTATATAGGCTAGGAGCAGATCCACCAGCTGTGTTCAAGTTTCCTTGAGCAGAGTTGATAGAGTTTGACCACTGTTCCATAGCATTGCGAATAGCAAAGTCTTCATCATTGATAATTGTTGGTGCCCATTCAGCATAAGTGCGGTTGCCAGCTATTTTAATTTGGCGGCCGAAATATGGAACTTCAACTGTGCCAAGTGTAGAGGCAGGAATCTGAGCAGCCTTCACCATAAATGGTACTTGTGCGTCAGCCACACCGTTGATTGGATTTGTGATCTGGACTTGGAAAAGCGATGCGCGAGCACCGCCTCCCTTTAAAGCGCCAGAAAATTCATTTACATTAAACGCCATTTCTTTATCTCCCGATTCTGTACGTTATATTTATATTAAGCGCGACCAACAATCTCAGAGAACTCAACACCGCTGCGGACAGCAACAAAGTTCAACTGAATAAAGTTGATTGAACGGGCTGGTTTAATGTAGATGTCGCCGATAAACTCGTTACGGTCTACAACTTCTCCAGTATTATTTGTTCCGTCACACACGACTTGGAAGTCAGTGATACCACGACGACCTTGTACATCACGCAAGAATGGGACAACCAAATTGGTAAACTGGCTACGAGTAAACTCATCGTTGAATTCAAAGAGAGTGAACTTAGAAGCAGTTGCGATAGCTTTCTCGAGTACGATAAACAAACGTCGAACGTTGATACGGTCAAAGGCAGATGGCTTGGCTAGCAAAGTCTTATCGCCAAACAACACAGTACCTTGTCCTGGGAACGTCACAACAGGGTTTACGCCCTTCTTATAAAGCGCATCACGATCGCCCTTTCCTGGGTTATAGGAAAGTTTAATAGCATTCTTAACATTACCACGGTTGTATCCAGCAGGAGAGAACCAAGGATCACGAGTCAAGTCGGTTTGAACCATCAGGCCAGCTGTATCGGCATTCAGAGGAACATAACGATATTCGTCGTTGTACTTATCATATTGATACTTCCATCCAGAATCCAAAACGGCATAAGAAGATGAAGGCAGTGTATCGCGGAATTCAATAATATCATCACGCTCTTTACCGGCATAAGAATTGTTAGCAACAACATCAGCGCGTTCTGGGGACAGAACAACGATGCAGTCTTTACGCGACTCGGCAATATTAGTAATGAGGTAAGTTGCTAGAGTTGCGTCGGCATCAGCGCCCAAGATGAAAGAAACATCAACATCTTCAGCAGAAGCGAACAAATCGTAACCGACGATCTTTTGCGCGCTAGTCAAGTTCGTGCCGTCTAGACCATTGATCAGGCTCTTATTAATTACAACACCGCCTGTCGTGTACGTGGTTCCTGAAAGAGCAGAACCAGAACCCAATAGCGTCTTTGCAGAAGCTGTAACATAGGCAGACTGTTGGTTGATTACATTGACGAAGTAGTTACCAGCGCCTTGCTCAGTCTTAGCATCAGAACCTAAAGAAACGCCAGCATATGTTTCAAGGACAGTTCCTTTAACGCCGGTGAATGCTCCATCTTCATCAACAACAGCGACATGAATTTCGTCGCCAGATGCTCCAAGAGCCAAGCCATTAGCAGTAGTTCCAGGGGCATCATCAAACTGTCCTGAGAATTCCCAAGAGCGAGTTAGCGATCCGCCAGTAACATCAGCAGAAGAATACTTGGTTTCTAGTGTGATAGATACTGTTGTGGTGTTGGCGATAGAGGCTACAGAAAGAACTTTACGTTTTTCTTCAACATCATGTGGGCCAAGGCTCAATATGTCGCCGACATTAATAGCGGCAACAACAGCTGCAGTATTAGCAGAAGTAATTACGACTTGGTCACTATTTCTAGCGACATCATATGTCAGGCCAGTTGCTGTAGACCAAGCGGCAGCATCTGGACAGATAGAAATCTTCAATGAATTTCCTAAAACACCAGCATATTTTGCATAGAAGTTGTCAGTACTAGGAACGGTAGAATCTTCGTTTTCGATTAGAGCGGCTGTAGTTTCGGCGGCATTTCTGGCGTCAGAATTAACTGTACGAACTACGTGCAAAGCATTGCCGTAGGATAAGAAATTTGCTGCGGTGAAAAAATCAGTCGCATTGTCATTATTTGGTTTGTGGAAGATGTTAACGAGGCGATCTTCGGAATCCACCAACACACGTTGTGCTGCTGGTCCCCAGCGGAACTGACCTGCGATTGCACCCTCAGTAGAGGATACGGCAGGGACTACCGTTGTGAGATCGATCTCACTTACATTTACTCCAGGACTTACTTGGAAGGGCATTGCTATTCTCCTTAAAAAATAGAGTTTTTTATTTCATTCAACTGAAGATATTTATAATAATTGAATGTTTAGTATTTTAGTTGTAATTTGCCGCAGAGATATAATCGCTCATACCGAACGGCGCTGGTGGCTCGTATTCTATAACATCATCATCCGGCATCCCGTCATCGTGGAAACCAAATGGCAACATATTTTCCATCATCTCTTTCTCAGACTTTTCTCTGAGTTGTGTCAGCGTATTAATATCAGTCATATCTTTAAAATACGCTTGATCCGATAACCAAGCAAATAACACTAAGCACATGACAAGATCGTCGTGCGCTCCAGATTCTGCTTCGTAAGAGTTCCTTTTCCTCGAAAATGTAGACAACTCCCGTATAGTTTGGAAGTCATGTAGTATAAGTTGTTCTTGCTCAATCATCAATTTCAAGATTGAGCAACCAACAGACTTCACGCTTTTGGTTGTGCGTATTCCTTTGTCGCACATCCTGCTGAATCCTGCTGAAATCCTCTTTCCAGACCTTCCAGCACTTTCAGTGAATAGTATGTTCTCATATTCAAATTCATAATGTATCAATTCAGCAACTTGCTCCCCAATATCATTAATCTCAACGAGTACGGTGGCTTCATTGTATCCTTTACACGTTCTATATATTACTTCAGCATATTCAGCCGGAGTAATAAAGTTGTCTCTGTAGACACAAACCTGCTGATATGGCATTTCAGTCACATCAATAATTTGAAATGCGGAGTAATCCAACCCCTTCCCTCTCGACACATCAACAATACAAGCGTATAATCGGCCTGGAACACACTTCGCAT